CATGGATAACGAAACTCTTCGTAATGATCTTAATAAAATAGTGAAAGAAATAAAAGAGGAACAATAATGAAAAGTACAATGGGTACGATAGGTTTAAAAGGAACTAATGAAAGAAACATTTTTGAATATTTAAGAAAAAAAAATTACAGAGATAAAGGCATACTTCCTTTAGATGCGAATAATAAACATAATCCTAAATTTACTAAAAAAATTAAATCTAAAAGATTACTAAAAAAATTAAAGGAGCAACGTGCCAACAATTAGATATGCATTACAAGATGGTACTGCTGTCACAGGCACAACTACTATTATAAGTGAATTTAAAAATCCTGGACCTCTTTTAAATTGGACTTACAAAATTGGTTTTGAGTCTGGTAAAAATCAGCAGCTACAAGATTTGAATATGGAACATGGTCCTATTCAACATTGGACAGATTTACGAGACACAGCAGGAGACCAGGGAACTTTAATTCACGATTATGCAGAAAAACATATTTTAGGCGAAATTTATGAAATGCCTAGTGATGAAATAGTTTTAGCTGCACATTTAAAATTTAAAGAATGGTGGTCTCAACAAGATTATAAAGTTGAGTGGACAGAAAAAAATATGGTTTCTGAAAAACTAAAATATGGGGGGTGCCCTGATGTTTTAGCAATTCAAGAAAGCGATCATTTTGCTAAAGTCTTAATAGACTTCAAAACAGGTAAAGCAATTTACCCAGAAACAATTTTGCAAATGGGCGCATATGATAATCTAATTTATGAAACTCAAGGTTTTCATTGTGATAAAGCAATCATAGTACGCATACCAAAAGACAATCGTAAAATAGAAACAAAGATTTTCTCTTCTTCGCAGTTGAAGTTGGGATTTAAACAGTTTGATTTGTTGCGTAAGGCACACATCAATAATTTCAAATTAAAAAAAATATTTGAAAAAAGGAAAAGGAAGAAATAATGAGTTATGATACAGATTTAACAGGAGTAATAAAAGAATTATACAGAACACCTAAAAATAAAGCAGGTCTTATAATTAATTGTGATAATCCAAGTTTTAAATACCCAGTAAAAGCCTATGATGGTACTTTTGACGGAGATTTACAAATAAGTAAATTTAAAGTTGGCGATAAAGTTAGTTTTCAATTTGAAAAAACTGATTTTGGTAATCAATTTAAACATTGTCGTTTAGCAGATGGTAGCTCTCCACAAGTTGATGATAATGCAGATACAAGTTTTAATCATGGTGCTAATGTAGAAAATAGACCTGATGTAGAAAGAGTTATTTCTGCAGAACCTATTGTTAGTGATACTTATGATATGGAAACTTACTTAAAAGCTGTTGATACAGCTTACACTAAATCTCAAAAACACCCAAATTTAAAAAATTTAAATGAAGAAAATTTACGAGCAGTTTGTATAGGAGCTGCAATTCAACACATGCGAAGTAATGGAAGATGATAAGTTATTTAAACATCTTAACGGAATTTGCATTGAAATGAAATATATTTGGCCAACAATGAGAAAAGATATGAATGAAATCATCGAAGGTAAACGAGAAATATCGGAAATATATACGAAACCAAGAGTGTTGCATGTGCCGAAAAGGTCCTCCCTGGACACCAATACATGCACATCACATAACTGTGAGGAAAAGATTAAAGGACAAAGCAGGAATGATGGCAAAAGTGCCAGACAACCAGAACCTAATCCCATTGTGTCAGAGTTGCCACTTGTTCGATCTGCACCGAGTGGGAGAGAAAAGGTATTGGCAAAGAAAAAAGGCAGACCCCCACGAAATAGCCAATTATTATTGGCAGGAGTTTCAAAAGTTAAATGCGTAATGCAACATAGTAAATACTGTTTAGAATATTTTATTCCTGAAGGTAAATTTAATAAAATATGTAAAAATTGTAAACAGACTCACATGTTTAGGAGTGCAGTATGAAAATATACACTCAAAGAATTAGTCAAACTTTAGCAGAGCAAATATCACAAACTTATTATGGAAATGTTGTAACAAGCAAAGTTAAAGAAGATATTATTATTTGTCGTACATATAGTGCTGAAACTTTAGAAAAATCTACAGAAGAAGTATTTAGTAAAACAAGTTATGAAAAGATAGTTCGTCTTTTATATGATTCTGATACTGAATTTAGTCCTGTAACCGAATGGTTTAAAAAAGATAAACCAGAATTAGAAGCAAGTGAATTTTACACACCAGAGGTTAAAAGTGAAAACAACAGTAGTTAAAAAATTATGGCAAGGCAGATATGTTTCTGTCAAAGATTATGAAATTAAGTCTGCTATTAGACAAGGTGGTCTTCGGATAACCCATAATAACGAGGTTATGGAACTAAACCCAGAAGAATTAAGCCATTTAAAGCCTAATAATAACGTCATACAATCACAATTTAAAGGAAGTTATCAATTAGTCGATATTACCTGGAAACCTCTCACAGAGGAGCCAAAACAAGGAAAATTACTATGAATAGACCACTAATGAAAACAAATGAGGTTTGTTGGGAATTAAATATTTCAAGGCCTACTTTGATTAAAAGAATCAAAGATGGTATAATTGAATGTACGAAATATGGAAGAGATTATCGTTTTAATCCTGACCATATTCAAGATTTGAAGGAGGGAAAAAAATGGGGATATACAAAACCAAAAGGTCGCCCTATTGGCAAGGAAGAGTCAAAGTACGAGGACAGTTACTTAGAACAAGTTTCGGCACAACTAAAAAAGTAGATGCTAAAAAATTATTTGATAAGTGGGCAACAGAAACAAGAGAGCGAAAAACTAAATACGCAAAAGAAAAAAAACCTATAAAGGTACCACATTTATTTGCATTATATTTTATTTTTCAAAAAACCAAATTTGTAGATCATCAAGAACCAAAAGTTTCAGAAGATAATTTTAAATACACACAAAACAGATGGATAGATTTTCTAGGAAGTAATTCTTATGTTCACGATCTTAATTTAGATAGTTTGTTAGATGATTATAAAATAGCAGCTAAAAACAGAAAAGTTCGTTATAGAAAAAAAAGAGGTGTTTCAAATAAAACTATAAATATTGAGCTTGGTTTTTTAAGAGCTGCTTATAAGTATGCGAAAAAAAGAAAAGAATTCCTTTTATGTGAAGAACCAGAATGGATAGATTTTCAAGAAGAAGTAGAAGAAACTAAAGGAAAAGGCATGTCTCCTGAAAACAATGCTTTATTAATAGCAAATAGTAAACCACATGCTCAAAATTGTGAATATTTTCGTTCAATTACTGGTTTAAGAAAAGGCAATCAAATGAATTTAAAAACTGATATGATTGATTGGGAAGAAATGATAATTACTTTTAAACAAAAAGGTAATAGGACTTTTGAATTACCTATAACTCCTTCTATTGAAAACTTTTTAAAAGGTGGAAAAATTTATGATCATGAAAGTGATGAAAATCATATGGCTAGAGTTAAAGAATTAAACTTAACTAAACCTGGTAATGTTTTTTTATATAAAGGCAAACCATTTAAAAGTATTAGAAAAACACATACAACTAGCCAAAAAAACTTAGGTTTTACAAAAATCTATAATGAGCATTCCTCTAGGCATACTGTAGGAAAAATAGTAGGAAAATTATCTGGTAGAGATAGAGTAATGAAAACATTAGGTCATTCAAATATTAAGACTTCAAAGATATATGATGACTCTGATTTAGAAGTTAGAGAACAAGAACTAAAAAAAATTGGGGACATGGTATCTACAATGGTATCTACAATGCAAAAAGGGAAAACAGATATCTCTTAAAAATGACAGAATATATGGTCGGGGAGAAAGGATTCGAACCTTCGACCCCCTGGTCCCAAACTTGGCGTAGCATATTTCTACAAATAAAAAAAGACCCCAGAAGTGTTTAGTTTCTGGGGTTTTCTTATAGTGTAACGGCTTGTTACAAATTAATGTTTTATAGTAATTTATAGTAAATTATGAACAGTAGGTATCTAACTTGGTATCTAACTATCCTAACTTCATTTCTTGTTTCATTGTACTATTCTCTTGTATCAATAACTGACACTTTAAACGTAAACCTTCATAATCAGCATATGCGCTCTCTGTCTGCATTTCTGCTTGATCTATGAGGGTATCTATCTCTGCATACTCTATATGAGTACGAGCTCTCATTTTTGCGTCTTCAACAGTACATTTTTCAGCCTGTCTAAACTCTAAATATAATTTTGCTTCTATTCTTTTTTTTTGACGTTCTAAGCTATCATAGGCAGCTTTAGACTCCCCATATGCTTTTCTAGTTCTTGTTAATTCTGATGAAATAAACTCTTTATCAAACCGAAGGGGGTTCCATTGGTTCATAGGTCCTCTACATATTGTCAATTATCCATGCTTTTAATTCGGAACGAGTGAGTAATTCTGTAATGAAATTCCCATAGGAATTTACAACAGTTTCTTCTTCTTTTTCTTTAAGAAGATATTGGTAATATCCAACATGCAACATTTCATGGATAACTACGTTTAATGCGTCTGCACCACCACGTAAAATAATATCTTCATCTAAATAGATTTTATAAGGGGGCTTTCCAACGAAGGCCCCCTGTGATTCTGAAACCTCATAACTAATGTCATGTGGTATAGTAATTAATTCTACCTTAAAAGCTCCTACAGAAACTACAGAAGGTAGCTTAACTTTTTTCATTTAAGCACCTATTTTTTTTTGTGTTATTTTATGTGCTTCTGTAAAAGTTTTTCCATTCTTCATTAATTTTTTCATCATAGCCATATGTTTTGGAGTGTGATGTTTAGAATGTTTTTTTAAAGTTAATTCTTGTCTTTTTGTAAAAGACATTAGTATCTAGGTTTTCTTGGTTTCTTTTTTAGCATTTTTCTTTTCCTTTTTTTTAATTATAAAAGGTGTATCGGTGCACTTACCAATAATAAATGCACCAGATAACACATCTACAATTCTTTTTAATTCTTTGTTATTCAATTAAATTGCACCAATTACAAAAAGAACGATTACAGCTACAATACCTGCTTTAACCCAATCCTTTACACCCCATGAACTCCATTCTTTTAAATGGTCCCATAAGTCTTGTAGTAATTTCATATTACCTCCTATTTTTTACCCATAAATTGTTTAGCTCCACGTAGTCCAAATACACTTGCTATCATTGCACTAACAGCAGCCTTGTACCACGTAGGGCATTTATCAAGGGCTTCAAAACCTCTTGAAACTATTTCTTCGCAACCAGGTATGAACGCAAGAATTAGGGGTATTGAGAACAGCATGGTAAGCCACTCATCTTTAAAACTATCCTTTCCACCTTTAATTGCTTCTATGTCAAATTGAATTTCTCCATTAATTTGTTTTTCCATCAACGAAGTTTTTGCTTTTATTTCAGTTAATTTTTGTACTGATTTAGCTTTCTTAGTTTCTACATAGCCACCTACTGCATCTTTAACAATACTAGCAACAGGTCCTAAAAGTAAATTAATCATTTATGTTTCTCCACGACTTTAATTAAAGCATCGCATCTTCCAGGGGTTTGTTCAGCCCACAAACTATTTTTCATTTCTAGGCAACTTGTGGCATAATCTTTCTTTTCTAATGCTGCTCTAAAATTTTTAAACTTAAACAAACGACTTCCTAATTGAAAAGCCATTTCAATACATACACCAAAAATATCTGCATGATGTTTGTCTGGGTCATACAAAAATGTTTTGGCTAAATCAAATGCGTCACTAAAATCTTGATTAAAAACTTTTTCTGCTTCTTCTTTACTATATTCTATACCTTCTTCGTAAGGGTCTCCTACATCACATAAATGGCCATAAAATATTGTTCGATTACCAAGATGATCTAGGTACACTTTATTTCTATAACCTTCGTGTTCTTTAATTCTATTTTTAATTTCTTCAATCAATCTGTTCCTCCAATTTTTTCTTGTTCCAATTCTTCTTCTTTTAAAATGTATTTAAACTTTTCTAAGTATATAATTGCATCTGCAAGTTCCTCTTGCGCATCATCTATCCAGGCTATTGTAGGTTTTTTAGATTGCAACAAAGTGCAACCAAATTTTTTTATTCCTTGTTCAGATCGTTTAGCAATACGATCAATGACACCTTGAACTAATTTATCTTTTGTTTTCATATCCTGCCTATCCAACGATTACCTTTTTCTAAAACCATTGG